TCTTATGTACTGATTCCGCGAGAAGACATCTGCCCCCATTAGAGTGTCCGAAGACAGTCCTCGCTGGCCGAGGAACTCAATGGCCTCTGTGCTTAAATTTTTATTCTGCGGCGGCGGAGTAAATTTCACCACGTTGCGGGTTTCTTCTATTTTGCCACCGTCCTGCCAGCCGCAATGCTGGCACATCCAAACGACAGAACCATCCTCCTTGACGCCGACGCTTAAATCCTTCCGTCCCTTCTTCTTCCGCTGGTGAGAACACTCTGGACAAATGTCCCGATATTGCCCAGCTTTTTGGAAAGAATATTTCTGGATGATGCTGTCTCTCATTTGGTTTTCTCCTTCGCGCGTTGAAGCCATTTTTTTCCACGAATACAACCTAAATCTCGTAGGACTTTCGCGGCTTTCATCACATATTCTGCTTTGAAATCTGCCATATTGCAGACTTCGTAAAAATAATCTGTTTGTCCGCGCATCCAGCCCTGGGCTTGTAGTCGAATCTTGTCGTCTTCGTTAGCGCAGTCCTGCAAAGCTCTCCAGATCACAGCTTGCCACAAACGTAATTCAGGCGATTTTAAGGCAGATGTGCGCCCTTGGTTGTTTTCGGTCCACACCATGAGCGATGATTTTTCCTTTGATTTGTCTGTCGTTTTTTATGATCACCCCTTGCAGCCCGTCCATAATCAGACTTTCATCGAGATCGGGACGGCGCGAGGCATAAAAAATCTTACAATACAGCAGAACGTCTGCCTCGATCAACGGATCGAACTTCAAACATTGACTGGCAAATTGTTTTTCGTAGGTGAGCGCCTTCGCGGATTTGATGCTGATGGTGCGAACTTTGTTTCCAACCCGCTTCTTCACCAACCGGCGGCTATTCGCTTTGGATGCGGGTTCGCCCTGGATGATTAGCTCGACATCCCACTCCAACCCATTGATAATATTATCTAAAATATTTGTTATTGCCATTTGCAGAAACAGTTCTTATATTGCCATTTATGACAATATACACCAACAAATTCAATTTACCAGACCCCGTGGTCAAGGCGCTCACATCTTACGACAAAGGAGATGGCCCAGTCGAGGGGCTGAGGGTTACGACCCTCATTGATTCCCCTAAAATCAGTCTACTGAAACAGGAGCATAGTCATAAACTCACGGAGGATGTTAGTGGCAGAATGTGGCTTGTTTTAGGCACCGCTATCCACGAGATATTTGAGCGGGCGGCGAGCAACGCATACGTCGCTGAAGAGAGGCTATCTCACACAGTGGGTGATACCCTCATCAGCGGTGCTATCGACTACCAGTTTGAGACCGACAACGAGGTTGACCTCAAAGATTATAAGTCAACCTCAGTTTATGCTGTTAGAGAACCCAAAAAGGAATGGGAGCGGCAACTCAATATATATGCCTATCTCGTTCGCCACGTTAAGGGATTGACGGTCAAAACCGCCAGCATCATCGCGGTGTTACGCGACTGGAGGCAGGGAGACGCAGACAGGCGTTCTGAGTATCCCCCAGCCCCCATCATGGAAATCCCTGTCAAATTGTGGAGTGAAGAAGAGCAGGACGCATATGTTGAAGAGCGGGTGCGTCTACACAACCACGCCCAGATGAGCGCTGAGTTTGAGGAGATGCCCCCTTGCACCGATGAAGAGCGGTGGATGAAGCCAGCGGTTTTTGCCGTCCACAAGAGACAAAACAAACGTGCGCTCAAGTTATTTGCCGATAAAGCAGAGGCACAAATATTTGCTGGCGAATCAGAGGATAGAGTGCTGATCGAAAGACCCAAAACATACACCAGATGTGAAAACAATTACTGTCGAGTTGCAGATTTTTGCAACCAACTTAACAAAGAGGTGGAAAATGACAGCTAAGAAGAAAGATGATGATAAGTCGATAAGCCTGTGGGGCAGGCTTTCAAAGATAGACTGCTCTGAGCATGTCGAAAAGAAGGGTAATTTCAATTACCTGTCATGGGCATGGGCGTGGGCGACTCTCAAGGAACATTGCCCAGACGCAACTTTTGAAAAGCACTGGTTTAATATGGGTGATCCGTCCTATTCACTGCCTTATGCGATGGACAAGCAGGGCAATGCCTACGTCAAGGTGACGGTGACGGTGGATGGACAATCGATAAGTGAGACATATCCCGTTACCAATCATTATAATAAGAGCATCCAGAAGCCTGACTCAATGGAAGTGAACACGGCGCTCCAGAGATGCTTAGTCAAAGCAATCGCATTTCATGGACTTGCGTCTTATCTCTACGCGGGTGAGGACTTGCCTCCTGATACAGAAGACGAAAAGCCAGCCCCCTTGCTGGCAGGTTTAAGCGACGATGAAGAGGAGCGAGCAGCGATTATTCAGTTCGATGGCGAAAAACCTAAAAAAGAGGCAGAAGAACAGGCTAAACAAAAGTCCATAGCGGAGTGGCGCGAAGCCTTTCTGGGTCATCCAGAAAAACCTGTCGTTGAAAAAGACGGGAAGATGGTTCTCGCCGCTCCTGTCGAAGAAGGTGACTACGATTTGGTTCTGAAAGTCATCGAAACATTCATGCCGCGAGTAGGTGATCCACAACTGGAGACTGACAGGAAAAAGGTGGTGTCATCTATTGCTGGTTTTTGGCGCACCAATGTTGCGTCATTTGAGAAAATCATGGCCTCAAGTCCCGAAACCCACGCCACGATCCTTGGCATGTTCAAGGACGCAAAGGCGACGGCGAACCGTGGGAATATCTGGCATCAAACAATCGAAATATAGGAGAGAAAAATGGCGAAAAATCCAACCTTTGGATCAGGAGTGTTGTTCAGAAATAAAGGCAAACTGGACAAACTAAATTTTCAATCTGCAAGAAGCGAAAAAGCCTACGACAACGCACCTGACATGACTGGTACCCTTGGTTTTACCAAGTCAGAGGCAAATGCTCTCATGCAATACTTGAAGAGAGCGTTTGAGAACGCCAGCGAAGACGCATATGGCAAGGTCAATGTCGGCTTTGCTGCGACCATCAGAGATTCCGCCAAGGCGGGCGATTACCTTTCCGCTTGGTGCAGCGAACCCTATAAGGCCGAGCCCAAACAAGAGGCTCCACAAGCTGTAAGTCAAGTCCCTGATCTAGACGATGACATACCGTTCTAGCCAGCATTTATCAAGGGTTAGGGGGCAACCGTGCCTTATATGCGGTAGCCCCTACTCTTGCGCCCATCATCTTAGGTTCTCGGAGCCACGGGCGATGGGGAAAAAAGTCAGTGACGCGAATACGGTTCCCCTTTGCCATGACCATCACATGGAGCTTCATGCCTACGGAAAAGGCGAAAAGTCTTGGTGGGCATCTCAGGGTGTTGATCCCATTGAATGGATGTCGGAATTTTTAGCTAAACTGAATGAGGGGTTTAAGGAATATGAAGGAATATGACTGAAATCAGTAATAAAATCAGACAAAGCGCCTATAAGTTTGAATGCATTTTTCAGAGTATGCGAAAAACGAAGGAGCATATTAGTCTGACTGTTTCTTTGCATCCTAACGAGGTTCCCAGAGATTTGCTGGCAGACCCAATTGGTTCCAGATACATGGCTGCTCTCGTCAGGCTTGGTGATGACGAGGCAATTATTCCTCCGAGGATTCAGATGGAAAACAGCCAACTTGTTCAAGCCGCTGGAATGCTTTGTCGCGATGAGAAATTCCAGCAATGGCTGGTCGATAGCGGATGCGCCACCGAACTAAATGAGGGGGCTGCTGGGAATGCGCTCAGACGACTGTTATGTATCGATTCGAGAAGACAAATTGGCGAAGAAGAGCAAACTGCGGAACATTTCAAGCAGATAAAAGAGGTTTTTGAATCGGGTAAACTGATGGGGAGGAAAGAAGATGAAACCGAGTAGTACTTTGAAATCATTTTTTGACCGTGTGAGTGGAATTGTTTCAAGCGACAGAAGCCGTAGCTATGGCGATCCTATTCTTAATCACATGCGGATAGCCGACCTGTGGAATGCATGGCTTCAAAACCGTTTATGGGGACCAGAAATTACACCGTATGACGCTTCCATGATGATGAATCTTGTAAAGTTTGCGCGATGTCAACATAAGCCATCAACATCAAGCCACGAGGACATCGCTGGATATGCATCAGTGAGCGATTTCATTTATGAAGGATTGAAAAGGGACATTGAAGAATATGAGCGGAGCCAAGGGACGACCCCACAAGATACAAAAAAGCAAGACGTACAACCTTACGTTCACCACCGAGATGGTGGAGAGGGTCAGAAAAAAAGCTAGTGAGATGCGCGTTTCCGCACCCACTGTTATTCGGGAAGCGGTGAAGTCCTATCTCGACAATGGAATAAGTATTGTCCAGCAAACTGGTAGTGGTTTTTCTGACGGCATTGAAGCTGCTCTCGCTGCCCTGAGAAAAGAATTTTCTCACACGAAGTACGCAAGCGGTAAAACACTTGGAGAAGTTGCTGCTGAGAAAGTTAAAGAGAGATTGGAAAATGAAAAAAAATAGCAGCCAAACCAAAGCCCAAGAGGCAAATCAAGCCAGTTTTCGCGTCTATAAAAAAGCAAAAAAGATGAGAAATTGGGTTAAAAAAAACGGCAGTCCCAGTAAAGAGCGAGATAAGACGGACGTA